TCATATCTATCGGTTGATCAACCTTTGTACCCGGAGAATAAACTGTAGGTTTATCAGGGAAGGTAGTTATTTTCGGTGCTTTCTTACTCTTCTTACGCTTCTTACTCATATTCAAACCTCTATACGATTGAAATGGTTACAACACCTACTTTTCCAAACCCTACTACTATTGAAGGGTCTACTGGTTCAATATGTGCTCTGCTTGCCGGAAGTTCAGTAAAATCCGGTCTTGGGTTGCGTATTGCTTGCGGATCACTTACTGGAAACTCCCCTAGCCGGTTCTGTGGTTGATCTGGGTTCCAGCACTCTGGGCACGCTTTTAATGCTGTTACCTTGTTCTTTATTACTAAGTTTTTAAGCTCCCTTAACTTATACTGAAATCCACATATATCACATATAGCAAGTGCTTTTTGGCCCGACGCAAACCGCTGACTCATAACTACCTCATACGCTATACATACGCGGTATTAAATTAATCGACGCTTTTTCTCTGTCCTCTCCAGCCGCTAGGTCATATGATTCTTCATACGCAACTTTCAACATGGGTAGTCTGTCTACCAGCTCCGGGTCTTTCATAGCCACATAATAAGCTAGTCCCGCAACTAGAGGCGGCAAAAATCTAAAATTAACATCGGCGGTCTGAATGCCACTACCTGCATCTTCTATACGGCGCATACGCCAGTAGTTAAGAACGTAAGTGCTTGATTTATCAGGAACAGGCCATAGAGTCATTGAAGGATTAGCTTGCCCACGATCAATATAAACTTGTATGGGGCGGCCTTCGCTTAACTTATTAGGGATACTTGAATAGGTAGAAACAGTAATACGCGACAAATTAAGATCAGATTGTGTAACTGCATTACCATCGTTTGTGCGAATAACCTGTTCTAAAAGATCAATAGTATCAGCCGGTAATGCGTAAGTTGCGGTACCCTGTACAAGGCTGACGCTCCCTGAATCAATCGTCCACATGTTAATACCACGGTTCTGCCATTCAATAGTCAATAAATTCATAGACCTGCGAGCTGTTCGCAGATCATAACCAGAACGCATTTCACGGCCAGCACGTTCCCACGCTTCTTCAGCGATTTCCGTGAAATCCATGTTGAATGTAGCAGTACCAGATGTAGCCATTACTACACCATTTTACAAGGACGAACACCTTGCGTAGCAATCCCAGCACCACGTACTTTGCCTACTTTGCCTCCTTTTTTGTACATTACATCTGTTTCTTCCCTGTCAATCCTATCTAATTGAGCCTCTCTATCCTCTCTTTCTTGTTCATCTCTTGGTTTTCGCCTTCTAACTCTTTCATCTTCTTCAGTTAAATTACGTTCGTCTCTAACTCTTCCCGCTACACTAACCATATCGCCACCTCTATATTTTTTAACTGCTGTTCCCGGTTTACCGGATTTACTGTCGTAATAACTGGGCATAGCCCCACCTCCTGCAAATTTTCGGCCCTCATCTGCGTTAGCAAACTCCCGCCCTACAGCTTGGGAAACGCCCGCCTTTTGAGCAAACTCAGGATTATTGGCAACGGCTGCCATAAACCGTGCTTGCTTCTTACTCTTACTAGGCATTACCCATAATTCTTCGTCATAGTTATTACAACCATGTACGAATCCGCAACAGCATGACCAATCGTAGTAAAAAGTATGTCACCGGTTACACCGCCTCCCGCATTATTAGGAACACCATAATCTGAAAAATCCAAAGTATCTGAATAATTTTCAGGTAATGTAGCCAACAACACATTAGCGGTAGCATCAAGATCAATTTGTACTGCCATCCCATAAGTTACGAACTGAATAGTTTGTACGGTAACAGTTGTACAAGCAGCCCCAGTACCATCTTGAACTTCTAAATCAGAAACATTGACTTTTACAACCGCAGCTTCACCAGTATTATCCGATAAGTTCGTAAACTTCATAATAGCAGTACGCTGACCGTCTTGAATGGTTTGAGTTGTTACTGCATCTGCCATAACTTACTCCTTGATTTCACCACGTAAAATCATAGCTTTCCGCTCTGCACTACCTACAGGAGGCAAAGAAGAAGCTGCTTTCTTACGAGTGGTTTGTTTAGGAGCTGCCTTTTTAGGAGCTGCCTTTTTCTTAGCAGTAGCCATAAAGCCCCCTATTATCTGGTTTCAGCAGCAATAATATAATCCAGAGTAGTAACACGAGTACCTGTTGCGTTACCGGAAAGGCTCATAGCAGCAACAGTCATGTTTTCGTCATCGTTGATATTAGTGCCATGTGTAGCAACAAGAGTGCTGTTTATATAAAACTTCACAGCGCCAGTGCCATTCACTGAAAAAGCAAGAACAATATAAGTTGCATCTACTAAATCAATGCCGGAATCAGTAGACGTTTCCGTACCATCTTTTTCAGTTATGCAGAGAATGGAAGCATTACCATCATCTACCTGAAAAACAATACGATCCGCTGCTGTCAGCATAGCTTCAGGATTAGTAGCAAAATTAACACTTAGTCCTGTACAAATATCCGTCTGATCAGCATCAGTGCATTTAAGGCGGGTTTGGAAATAAATGTTTTTATCTGTAGCAACTGCAAAAACTTCATTCCCTTGAATAGACGCACCATCATTATCAGTGGTAGCAGTAGAAGTCAGGGCTAATTCACCACCAATAGCATCTGCTACAAGGGCCACAGCAGCACCTGAGTCCTTAACTACCGTCCAATCATTAGTGGAATTAAAAGCAATCCCGACAAAATCATCAGAGATTTCAAAGAAATCAGGATTAATAGAAATGGGCATTTCGCGCAAGGCTTTGTAATTTGCGCCATACCCGTTGTACAACACGGGGGTATTGTGATGAGTAGCCATATGAGTCTCCTGTCGTGGCTAAAGGCTGCCGCTTCCAAATGGAACGCAGTCAGGATGAAAAACAATAAAGAAAAGGGGTACTAAGTACCCCCTTTCTATCTAACTTTAAGTAGCTCCGGGTGAACCGAAAACACCTAACGGATCAGATACACCAAAGCTATAACGCTCACGGGCTTTATACCGGCTGTTGCCAGTATCAAAATCAGCATCCATAGAGGTTTGCATCGGGGTACGCACAAAGTGCTTAAGACCATTGGGGACATCAGTTAACAAGAACCATGCGTTGGTATCTGTGAGGTAATGATTCACAGAGTACCCGTCAGGGATTGTCCCATTATTACGCAAGGCATTGATGTCGTTATCTGCGGTATTCGGACGTAAATCAGAATCCAACAAACGAGTTGCAACGAATTGCAAATCTGCTGGAAGTATGAGTTTACGGGGTTTAGCCGCTATTAACAGGCCACGCTCATCAGTCCAGCCAGCAACCTGAATAACGGCGGCTTCCAAGGAAGTCTCGTTAAGGTCAGCGCCAGTAGTAGGACGATTAGAGTTAGTACCGCCAGATACTAGAGGGTGTGCAGTAGAACATAATGTCTGTCCATCCCCATAAGTAACGGCAGGAGCAAAGGCGTTGTTTAAAATAGCAGCACCTTTAACCTGTTTAGTGTACGCCATAGCACGGGCGAGTGCTTTCGTATACCGCGAAGACAATGAACCATATAGGTTATCTTCAATGGCTTCTTCAGTTACTGAAAATCCCATCGAAATTGTCTCGTGATTATAACGGGCAGTCCATGCTTCTTGTGCGTTGTCATACGAAATGGCAGCACCCTCGTTTTTAACAGGGGCGGCACCAAAGCCTGACAGTTTGGTTTCTTCCTCAAAGGAACGATCTGAACTTTCAGTTTCGAAAATTTCTGCCGCTTCTTCACCATATTTAGCATATTCAAGACCAAATAAGGCGTTAAGACCCGGTAAGAGTTCCTTAAGGAGTTGCGCTCTAGATATAGCCATTAGTCGTTCTCCTTATATACCGGTCTTGTTGAGATAAGAATGCGAATCTGGATTAAACTTCACTAACAAATCCGTATACGCATCACCAATTGCTGAATCCGGCCCATCCACAAAATCAACGATGCGGAAAGCCATTCCAGAAGTTACTGCTGTTGTTGAAGTCAAGGCACTCGTGGAATTACCATTAATGGTACTTCCGGTACTGGTAGACTGTACTGCTGCCAAATAGGTATTTTGACCTAAGTCGGCTTGAGTAACAGCACCATCAGCTTGTGCTTGAAATACAGCATTCGGGTCGTCCACAATATAAGCCATCGCATCAGACGCAACAGTACCCGTAGGCCACCGCTGGTTAAATGTTAATTGGCTTGTACTGGGGTCAGTATATCGGCAACCTACAAAAACACCGATAGTACCCGCTGGAAATCCAGTTGAGTTATCTCCATTTGTCACGACTATTTCAATAGTACCTGCAGCTACAATGGATACAATTGACCCATTGAAGATGTTAGTACCATAGCCGGACGCTATTGAAATCTGTCGAGTAGAACCTGCGAACGGTAATCCTCCGATCAGATTGACGGCCCTAAGGCCATACGGGGTGGCAGCAGCTGCCATAATAGACTCCTCGGTT